AGAAACCATGTGCCCATTTACCTGACGAGTATTTAACTGACATAACTAAACGTGCATAATCCGTGGAACAAACCGATTACTCGCTTTCTCTCTGTCTTCTGAGAGTGCCAAGTCTAACTGTTGCTCATACTCCCCTTTAAGCATTTGGATACGCGTAGGGTCTACGCCAGCAAGCTTCATACTAAGATAAAAAGCTAATCCTGCTACCATCGCATTCAATAAACGGAACGGGATATCTTGTGTGTTTACTGCATTTCCAGCATCTTGCATCCTGCGTAGTCGCCAGTAGACAAAGTAATAATAAGGTGCTTCGGCTGTGCCTTGGTCTGGTGTAGGCCATATATTAATCTGTGGAGCTTTAGTAACTGTAGTTGCACCGTCAGGGTAAGTTGCTCCTGTGCGGCGGTTAATCCATACTTGAATTGGTCTACCCCGTGCATTCTTATTAGGAATTGTAGAGTAAGTCGATTCAGAGATACGAGAAATATTAATATCTACTTGATTTTGCCCTGTGCCTGTACGTACTACATGGTCAAGTAAATCAACAGTGTCTATAGGTAGGTCATAAGCAATTTGACCCGGTATAAGCGAAATGGGTACAGCACACTGTTCAATTGTCCATAAATTAATACCTCTATTTGCAAACTCTACTAAGAGTAAGTTTAGAGAGCGTCTAGCTGTGCGCATATCATAACCGCTGCGAAGTTCTTGTCCGCAGCGCTCAAACGCCTCTTCTACGAGGTCACCTAAATCAAGGTTAAAGTTTGCTGTACCCGATGTCGTCATTATTTTTTACCTTTTCGTCCAGGTACTTTTTTAGGGTTAATGCACCCCATTCCGCGAGAGAATCTCATAGGTATTTACCCTTTGTATGACCTTTAGTTGCACAACCATCACCGCGTTTAGAAGCCGATGACCGTGATGTACTACCGCCCGATGCAAACTTTCTAGCTGGTACTTTCTTAGCAGGTTTAGGTGGACGTTTAGTCATGCCGCCTTTTTTCATACCGTCTACATTTTCAACAGCATCAAGCTTACCTTGAGTATTCATGTCTTCTGCTGTAGTAGCGTCTGAATCTAACGGCGCACGAGAAGCATTCCAATCTCTAAACTCTTTTAACGCCGCTCTAGCACGGTCACCTTCAGTAGGACCTTTAGGTTTTGAAACCACTGTAGTTTGTTTTTTAACTACTGCAACAGGTTCATCTTTTTTAGCAGGTTTAGATACCTCAGGTGTTTTTTGCGTACCATACATAGCTTCTCTATTTGCTGCACGGGATTTAGCTGTGTCGGTAGAACTATCTTGGTCTTGTTTAAATGCACCACGTTTAACCATCTCTGCGGATTCTTTATTAGATAAAGATGAATCTCCCAACTCTGAAGGTTCTAATGCACCTGTAACAATTGGAAACGCTCTACCAGCCAACCTTGCTGCTCTACCTACTGTTTTTCCAATATCAACACCAGACTTCCCAGCTTTTACAGCTAATTCAGATGCGGGACGTTTAATAATATTATTACCGCCAGCAGTATCAACTTTAGGAGTATTAACTTTAACTGGGTAATTCCCACCTGCTTCAGCTGTTTCTACAGTACGAGTAAAGGGTCTAGGTTTAGATTTAAGCCGTCTGCTAGGTTCTCTATCTTCTGGTGCTGCAGCTGCTACTGAACTACCCCCACCTCTAAAGCGTTTTACTTTTGCCATGACAGTTTCCTTAAACCATTGTACCTTTAGTGTGACCTTTAGATGCGACACCGTCTGCACGAGTAACACCGCCTTTAGCATAGCAAGAACCGCCCATAGCCATCATCTTACCTTTTGTATGGCCTTTGGTTACACAACCATCACCACGAGTAACACCGCCTTTAGCCATGCACTTACCGCCATCTTTCATCTTTTTAGAGTCTTCCATCTTTTCACCTTTAGCATATTGCTGTGGAGTGAGTTTACCAGACTTAATAGCTTTGCCTTCTTTAAGCTCTTCGCTATAAGTTTCTTTACCTTTAAATAACTTTTTTAAGTTAGCCACGTTACCACCTTCTTTAAATTTTTTGCCTTTATCGGCTTGATTAAATTCTTTAGCTACACTTACTGGTATACCCGCTTTTTTTGCAAAGCTTGGGTTGTGAGCGGCGGCAGCCATGAAATTACGTTGTTTCTTACTTGTACTAGGCACCGCAGTTCCACCGTTTTAGAGACGCTGCTTTACGTGTAGGTTTACCATTCTCATCTTTCATAGGTCCTGGCATACCACTCATACGTGCACAGAAAGACTTACGTCTTCCCGCATCTTTCTTGGTTTTAGGGTTAGGTGCTGGTGCTTTTAAATTAGAGCCAGTAGCTGCATTATACTTTGCACGACCTTTGGCTGTAAGACCTGCGCCCTTAGAGACGGGGAGCTTCTCACCTCTACCTACTGCTAATACAGGAGCTTTCTTTGCCATATTATTTACCTGAGAAATGTTCAAGTGCCCAACCGATTACACTACCAAACGCTGCACCTAGTCCACCCATAACCATTAAAACTTGCCATCCGCCCTTAGCTTCTGAAAGGGTTTTACCTATTTCAGCAACGGAAGCTTTAAGCTCTTCCATATCTTTAACCAACTTATCCATATCAGTTTGCAAGTGTTTAATCTCATTTTCATGAACAGCAAGTTTAATTTGGTCGTCCATCATGACTCACCCGTAGAAGATAGTCACGCCTGTTACAGCCGCGCTAAGAGCCATATAAATCCCATTCTGAAATAAAATACCTTCTTGAGGAATAGATACATAAAACGGGATTGGGTTTGTGTTAGAAGGTATGTCTATTTCACATAGAGTAGTTCCTGACGAACTCCCATCTCTAAACGTAATTGTAGACGCTGTACTAGCTGCTGGAGTTACTACAAAACCTTTAAGCCGCACTCGACTACCATATAAACTACCAGCGACACTTGCGTGCGCACTCTTGACGTCATACTGCATACTCATAACTAATCTCCTATTTAAAAGGGGGGAGGTAAACTCCCCCGCAGACTAATTACGCAGTTTGCGATGTTGGGTTATAAGTACCGTCAGATAAGTTAACCATGTACGATACAACAATAGTTCCTACACCGGCTGATAATGCAGAACCGCCAATTGAATATGTTACTGACGCATCCGTAGTTCCTACGTTAGATAAGAGAGATGCTGCACCAGCAGTTTGAGCTAGAGCTAAAGAGCCATTAAATGCAGTACCAGAAGTCAGCGCATTTGCGGTAGTAACAGCAGTACCCGCAACAGACACAGTAAGTGTAGGGGAAGTACCCGTAAACGCCGTTGATGAATATAAAGCAATACCAGTGATTGTTGCACCTGCAGGGATTACAAAAGCCGTTCCTGTGGTAGTGCCGTAAGCGATAGCCGCTTTCTGAGCAACAATAGTTGCGCCCATATTGTTGATAGTACCAGCAGTTGTGCCAGTTGTGTTAGGTACGGTTCCAAGTCTCCAAGGACCAAAGTGTGATGCTAAACCCATTTTAATCTCCAAATACACGTAAGATACGCAGTCTTGTGTAAAGCTTGCTAGGTCAATCTGCGCAAATAATTAAGTTCCTAGATATAGGCTGATAGTACACCAATTGGTTGATTATGCAACTATTTTATTGGCTGTTTATACACGTATAATATGAGGTATAAACCTAGTGAGAGTGTCAATGTCACACAGCGTGTAAACATTAATAATAAAAAAGGGTCTCCTAAGAGACCCTTAATCTACCTAAGTAGTTGATTTTACTTAGTTTGAACCAGATGAACCATACATACCTAAGGGATCAGACCAGCCGAATGAGTACCGCTCACGAGCTTTGTATCTCATGTTGCCTGTATCAAAATCACTATCTGATGAAGTTACCAATGATTGACGCACGAAATGTTTCAAACCGTTTGGTACATCAGTAGTTAAGAACCACGCATTGGTGTCTGTTAAGAAGTTATTAACAGTGTAACCTTCTGGGATAGAACCGTTGTTTTTTAACGCGTTGATGTCGTTATCGGTTGTGCCTACACGTTGTTCTGTTTCGAGCAAACGAGTTGCAACGAATTGAAGTGCAGGTGGAACAATCAATTTTTTAGGTTTAGCAGCAATCAACAAACCACGTTCATCAGTCCACTGTGCGATTTGAATAACAGCCGCTTCTAAAGAAGTTTCGTTTAAATCAGCAGGAGTTGATGGGATGTTTGAGTTTGTGCCGCCAGACACTAATGAGTGCGAAGCTGAGAACAATGCTGAACCGTCACCGCCAGTATAAGCAGCGTTGAAGCCGTTGTTTAAAACAGCCGCCGCTTTTACTTGTTTGGTGTATGCCATAGCACGAGCCAACGCTTTTGTATAACGAGCAGACAATGAGTCGTACAAGTTATCTTCTACAGCTTCTTC